CGGCCGACTCATTAACAGCGTCGGATCGCCGCCCAGTTCGTAAACCGATTGCGACACGTCACGGATCAGCGTTTCGGTTAACGCTCGAACCGTGCCCAGCGTCGCAGCTGCGACCAGGCCGTCGGTTGGGGTATCTAACCACCCGCCGTCGGCACCTAGCGCGCCACGTTCAGCGGATCCGGTTGCGTCGCCGAAAATGTCGGTTCCCACAATCCACGCATTTAACCCGGCCGAGTTACCAGGAACCAGCGCGCCGTCGTCGATAACGCTGGCGTTATTCGACAGCATGATCGCCTCGATATCGCGGCGCAGCTCATTGCCACGCATCATTAACTGATACGCCAGGGTCTGCTGAAAGCCGATCGTGTTCGAATCGTTCGCCCTGGTCGAGACTCGCAGCGTTTTCTGCGAAATCTGCGACCTGTTACCGACACGGATTCCCGTATTGGATTCGTCCGCGCCTGCGTCGGCGCCGTCAACAACGGCGTTCGTCAGGTCCGGATCCAGTAGGCGATCCATAGTCCATTCGGCGAATTCGTTGCCGTGTGAACCGGAGCCGATTCGATCGGTTAAGGGTAGCGGAATATCCGAAATGTCGAATATCTGCTGCATGACGTCCTCGCGGATTAGTCCGCCGAGGTTTACGGCCGCCAGGTCGGCGCCGTCGAGGTTTGCTGCTGCCACGGTTTAAGTCTCCCCAATTAACGCAGCCACGGCCGCCGTTTTGTCCTTAGCGGTCGTTGCACGCGTTCCGCGTACAACTGCGTCTGCTTTCTTTCGCCGCGACGATTTAACAGCGGGTTTCGGACTCGGATCGGCGACCGCGCGCTTTTTAGGCGCCAGGCCGTCCTTTTCCAGGGCCTTAATCCGCAATTCGCGCTCGGCATTGTCGATAACGTATTTCGCGGCACGATGATCGACAATCTGGTCGACTTCGGACGGGCTGAACCCATACGGCCGCATATGTGCGACCAGGATATCCCGCATCGCGCCCCATTTACCCGCATCGCGCAAGTCGGGGCGAATTGTAAACAGCTGGCGCCGTTCGGCGTCGACGTTAGCGGCTCGCTTAGCCTGGGTCGCCTGGATCATTTCAGGCGTCAGACTTCCGGCAGGGATCTGCGCGATCGCCGCGTCCAGGGTCTGCCGTTGAACCATTACCTCGTTTTCGAACGTTACTCGCTGTTCGGCCAGCTCGTCGCGGGCCTTTCGCACCGAACGCAGTTCCTTTCCGGCGCTTTTGAACTCCTCCAGGGTCAGATCGTCGGCCCCATCTATAGGAATCCGCAGGCGCGTGAATAACTCGCTCGGTTTTACGCCCAGCTTTTCGGCCAGACTCGCAGGCGTTAGATCGTCCGTCCCCGGTTGATCGCCCTGCGGCGGCTGGATTGCCGATCCAGCTTCGGTGGAGAAACCGTCCCCGGTTTCCGTGTCCGGCAGAGTCGCAGCGTCCCCGCTGGCAGGCTCTGGCGGCAGGCCGCCCAGCAGATTAACTACCTGGTCGACCTTATCCTTATTTTGCGCTGGTACTTCCGGCATTGTCAATTTCCCCTGAATTGGCTATTTTTCGCAGTTCCTCGCGCAGCTCGTCAACCATTGCCAGCTTGGTATGAATCACGTTCCAGGTGTCGCGGTCGGCGCTCTTCCAGTCGCGATAATATCTAGCTCGCAGCTGGTCCCAGATCCGTTCCGTTTCCAGTACCGCCAGCGCGTTCCGCACCTGCGGCCTGTTGGGCTTGTAGTTGCTCGGTAGCTTGTCCCTCAATTTTCGACTCCTCAGTCTCGGCCGTTAGGATCGCCTTGAAATAATCGAACTGCAGTTTTAACTGGTCCATAACGAAATCACGCTCGCCGTTCGCGTTCGTCGCCGCGGCCTCGGCTGCCAGGGTCTGCAGCTGCGCCTGTTCCAGCTGTTCCTGTTTCTGCACCTGCTGCTGGGCGGCCTGCTGGCTTTCCTCGGACTCAGGATCGACCCAGTATTTTTCCGCGTTATCTAAGTCGACCGCGCGCGACCAGTCCAAAACGGCGCGGTGTATGCCGTCCAGGTTAACCACAATATCCTGGCCGCCGAGCTGCAGCGCCTGGGTCTGCAGCGCAATGGTTTGAGTTAACGACGACGCCTTGCGCGATCGCTCGGCCGGGCTTAACCCGACTTTGACGTTCAGCCGGTTACGCTGCGGCCATTCCTGCGGCGACGTCGGGACCCACTGGCCCGATCGGTTTAGCATGATTTCCTCGGGAAACTGGGTCCGCAAAACTTCATGGACGAGCAGGAACGTCGATCGGATCAGCGTTTCGGCGATCGTGCGCGCGACCATAGCCGCCATTTGCTCGCCTGCCGTCATTTGCCGATCGGCCGACTGGGCGCTGATGCCAGCCTTTACCAGCTGGTCCTGCGGCTGCATTAACGACAGCGCCGCGCCTGCGCGCTGGTCGCGCACCTGGTCCATGTAATTCAGCAGCGATTGCGACGACTGGCCGGTATCGTTCGTCGGCATTGGCAGCGCGTCGTCGCCTGGCGGGCCGTCGTTACGAATGACGCTGTTCGGCCGCCCGTTCAGCATGTCGTCGAGGTTGATCGTGTTTTCGTTAACGATCGTGCGCGCGGTGTTATTCGTAACCAGGTTATCCAGGTACTGCTGCAGCGTGCGCGACTTGATATCGGTTATCTGGCTGATTTTGTCGTAAACCGACAGGCCCGAGTAACGATGCGGCACCAGCCAGCCGGTCCCGGTCGCGTATGGAATCAGGTCGACTTCCAGCTTATCCAGCAGGATCCGGTTGGACCATAGGAACCGCATCAGCTCGGACACGCCGTCGCCGTCCATGTCAATTCGCATGTAAACCTCGAATACCTCGATCGTATCCTGGTCGTGGACTGGCGAGTCCAGCACCTGCGACTGGCCCTCGATATTTTTCGCAGTCGAGTCGACGTCGGTGTCCTGGGTGAACGGCGGCAGCTTGTCGACCTTAGCTTTCGGCAGGCCGTCGGCGATCAGGTCGGAGCGTTTCGGAAACTTGCGCTCGGCGCAGAACCCGATTTCGGCAATGTTTATCGAATCGTGATTCGGGTCAATCAGGAACAGGGCCTGCTGGATCGCCTTAACGCGCGGCTTGCGCACAATCTCGGTCATTTTAACGCTGGCGTTTTTGCCCTTCCTGGACGTCAGCTCCCAATCCAGGCCCTCGGGAATACTGGCCAACAGCTGCGCCAGGTCCTCGTCGCTGACGTCGGTGTATCGCTTGCGCAGGATCGTGGTTCGCTCCTCGATCCAGACTTTAATCGTGCCATTGCGCAGCAGCAGGCAATCCTTTATCGCCTCGGCCAGGACCTGCCAGCCGTCATTCTGCTGCATCATTATGTTGGCGACGGCCTGGCTTTCGGCGCTGGCGTTTTCCTCGTCGCCCTCGCCGACCGGCTCGAACTCGACCGGCACGTCGGCGCCGAACACTGGCATAAGAGTCGCCATTAACGCCTCGACCATATCGGCGACGTCCTCGGATACCGCCTCGCTGCGGCCGGTCCTGGTGTACCCCTCGCGGTCGGTGTCCGGCTGGAAGTCGAGGCCCTTTTCGCGACGGCCCAGGTAATAATTCCACGCCAGGCGCCGGTTTTCTTCCAGGAAGTCGTCGGCGAAATCGCCAGCCTTGTCGATCTGCGTGGCTATGATTCCTGCCAGCTGGTCGTCGGAATACGGCGGCCGGTTTCCTTTAGCTTCGGGCATTTTTCAGGTCCTCGTCGCGGACTATGCGCCGCGCTTCGTCGACTTGTTTCCAGGTGTAAATGACGGTCGGCGGATCAGCTTCGTGGTCCGCCCATCCGGCCCAGGCGTGGACAAGTTTTCCGGCGGCGGGCGGCGCCCGGTCAGCGCCGCAGCGGTTAACGATTTCGGTCGCTTCGGCATGGTTCATATTAACCCTCGATCGACCCGCGAATAATCCAGCTGTTTCGGCTGGCGGCGGCCGACAATCTCGCGCGCCTGGCCTGCGCCGCATAACGCGTACTGCAGCGCCTCGGCAACGTGCGAATAGATGTTCTTTTCCGGGTGTTCGTGGAATCGCTCCTCGCCGCTGATCTGCATTAACCGATATTTGTATCCGCCAGCCATTGCGCGACGGAGATACCGGCAATTAGGACTGACAACCAGACCAGGCGTGCCGTCCAGGCATAGTCGCGTGAGATTGCGAGATACAGCCTCGACGCGTAGGCGGAAATCGTTAGTCGGAGCAGGCCGCGCTTTAATCCCGGCCTTTCGAAGTATGTCGAACGGGGTTCGCTTGTCCGTCTGCGCGCGCTGCTCGCCCGCTGGGTCGCCGAATAGTTCGATCGCATGATCCCTCCACGTCGACCTGAGTCGTTCGCCCAGGACGTCGGCGAATTCTACCGCGGAAAAGTCCTCAGTCACCAGCTCGTCGACCACCTGGTACTGGCCGCTGATCGTGCGCTGGACGAATACAGCAGCTGGTGTTAATCCGAAGTCGATGCCGACCAGCAGGTCCAGCTTCGGATCGCGCTCGGCCTGGGCCGCGTGCAGCCTGTCCTGCCAGCTCGGATAAACCGGCCGCCCGTCGACAATGAACCCATACTCGCCGTCGACATAAACCTTGATCCAGGCTGCATCCTTGCCCTGGCTGATCCGATCATAATAACCAGGTGGCAGGTTGGCGATATTCTCGGCACCTGGTTCGCGCCCGCCAGGCTGAACGTATTGGATCCAGTCGTCGGGTTTGGTTTCCTCAAACAGCCGATACCACCAGCTGAAATCGTCGGGGCTGTTGGTGTCCAGGATGATCCCGAACCAGGTCGGCCCGCCCTCGCGCTTGGACGGATAGCGCCCGACCCTGGTCTGCAGCATGTCGATGATCGGGCGCGGTATCTCGCGCGCCTCGTTAACCCAGGCGCCTGTTAGTTCGAGCGACAGCAGCTTGCCAATATCGTCGGGC